TGACTGTGACAGTCTGATCGGCAAGTATGGACAGGGAGTGCGTCCATCGTGGGTATCGTGTGACCTAGCCTTGAACTACGATAAGATGCAGAGAGCACAGGCCGAGCTGGATCTGCTAGACATAGAAAGCCCATGCGATGAGTGGGCAGGTGGTGGTGTAGGGAAGGGACAGTTATGACCTGTTATCTAAAGAGAGTAGGGGTTGCCCTGTCGGTGCTACTTAACGTCACACTAGGCGGGCCGAGCAATCAGACATTCAGTGCAATGAACTGGCAACGTAAGAAAGATAGCAAGTTTAATCTTGTGTGGTATATTGATCTGGTCTTAGGTAGTGACCATTGCGTCATGTCATGGGTCTATTGGAGTGTAAGAAAATGAATAGTAGAACATCAAAGCCGTTGGATATGTTTGTGGTTGAGGTCGGAGGACTTGAGGTCACAGTTAACCTGATGCACCGAGGCTCACTGAGCAAGGGCACACGGCCTAGGTTTGAGGTTGAGGCTGGGGTAGACTGGGACGGGGACGAGGTGCCACTGTGTGCCGAGGACAGGCTGTCTGCGGTGCAATGGGTGATGACAGTATACAAAGGGGACTGCTATGACGTCTGATGTATTAGGTGCAGTGCTGATGATTGCACTACTAACTAGGTTCGATCTTATCTTAGTATTATTATTTAAGATCGTATCACTTTTTACCTTGACGGATTCCAAATAGGCTGTATGCTACAGCTTGTCTGTCCCCCCAGGTATATACCCTATAAGGATAACTGACATGACACCACTAACATGCCTAGCACTAGCACTTTACTTCGAAGCTAGAAGTGAACCCATAGATGCACAACTAGCTGTAGCTGAAGTAATCTATAACAGAGTTGAGGATCAAAGATATCCTGAGGACATCTGTGCTGTAGTATACCAACGTAAGCAGTTCTCTTGGACACATGATGGTCTGTCAGATAAGCCTAAGAACAAAGAGGTATGGCTTGAGGTGAGGACACTAGCATCTGAGATTATATCTAAGGACATAGATCTTCTAGGTCATGGGGCTACACACTATCATGCAGAATATGTTAGACCATACTGGACAGATAGCTTGACACAAGTAGGACAGTATGGCACCCATGTATTCTATCAATGGAAGGAGAGCTGATCTAATGAGCAATAGCTACTATGATAACGACAGTGAGGTAGTCCACCAGCCATGTCCCTTTGAGGATTGTGGTAGTAGTGATGCCTTCGCATACAACACCGATAAGATGACAGGTAATTGCTTTGCCTGTGACAGAGGATACCCTCACAAGGGGATGAAGTTAACCGAGTGGGCCAGAGATGAGTACCCACTACAGGACAAAGAAAGATTCAACACCATGACAGAGCTCACAGTGCGACACCCTAACGGGCTAAGTATAGCACCAGTAACAACAGAACTATTGACAGCTGAGACACGGGCCTACCGAGGTATCCTTGAAGGGACTATGGAGTTCTTTGGTGTGCAGTCATTGATTAACCAAGAGGGTGAGATCAAGAAGCAAGCATACATCTACCCTTCGGGTGGTCGTAAGATCCGTAGTATGCCTAAGGCTTTCCATACTGAGGCTGGGTTCCGAGGTGATGAGCTGTTCGGTATGGACAAGTTCAATGCTGGGTCATCTCGTATGGTAGTTATCACCGAGGGTGAGGTTGATGCTATGTCATCCTTCCAGATGCTAGAGAAGAAGTATCCTGTAGTCTCACTGCCTTCGGCCTCCCCGAACAAGAAGCTATGGCAGGGTGATGCTAAGGTATGGCTTGACAGCTTCGATAAGATCATCCTGTCAGTGGACACAGATGATGCTGGCAATGGTATAGCTGACAAGATTGCTAACCTATTCCCTAACAAGGTCTATCGTATACCTCACGACAAATACAAGGATGCCAATGAGTTCCTTGAGGCAGGTGCAGGTCAGTCGTATCGGTCTGCCTTCTACAATGCCAAGAAGTATACACCTCAGAACGTATGGAACACACCTGAACAGTTCCTTGGTATCCTTCACGAAGAAGATGATGCTATGTTCCTGCCTACAGGCATTGCTGCCTTTGATGAGGTAGCACTGGGTCTAATGCAAGGACACCTCACTGTGTTCCAAGCCCCCGAAGGTATCGGTAAGACTGAGTTCATGCGTTACTTGGAGTATCACTTCCTATCTAACCACAAGGATGTGCCTATTGCTATCTGTCACCTCGAAGAGACAAAGAAACGTGGCCTCTTAGGCTTGGTATCCTACAAGCTAGGCAAGAACCTGACACGCAAGGATCTTATTGATGAGGCTAACATGTCAGCTGAGGTTGATCAGGCCCTGATCGAACTGACTGAGCAAGAGAACCTCTATCAGTTTACTATTGGTGTAGACGAAGATCCAATGGAGATCCTCAATCGTATCCGTTACTTTAGTCAGGCATGTGGTGTGAAGTATGTATTCTTTGAGCCTATCCAAGACTTGGCTTACTCACGTCAGGGTGATGAGAGTATTGAGAAGTGGCTGTCTGCCCTGTCTGTGCAGCTGTCCCGTATGTCAGCTGAGTTGAACGTAGGTATCGTTACCATTGCACACGAGAATGATGACGGTCAGATCAGGGACTGTCGGACTATCGGCAAGAGGGCCAGTGTTGTAGTTAAGCTTGAACGTGACAAGATGGCTGAGGATGACGATGCTCGTAACACAACGAGGCTACTGGTCACAAAGAACCGACCAGCTGGGACAACAGGACATGCTGGCTCCCTTGAGTTCGACATGGATAGCTTCACCCTCAAAGAAAAGTTCGATAGGTTTGCTTGATGGTGATGGTTGGACCGATAGGATATGGGAGATGTGACAATGAAGGTGTGTAGCACATGTAAAGAGACTAAGTTCTTTGGTATGTTTAGCCTTAATAAAGCTACAAAGGATGGTTATAACTATCAGTGTAAGGCTTGTTATAAAGCTCACTACGAAGCTAACAAAGAGAGGTTACTTGAAAAGCAAAAAGCTCACTACGAAGCTAACAAAGAGAGGCATGCTGAGAGGAGTAAAGCTTACAGAGAATCTAACAAAGAGAAGATAGCTGAGATTAGGAAATCTTGGCAAGAAGCTAACAGAGAGAGGCTGACTGAGTACAAGAAAGCTTACAGAGAAGCTAACAGAGAGAATATGAAAGCTTACAGAAAAGCTAACAGAGATAGGATGACTGAGTACAACTCCCGTCACCGAGCACGTAAACGTAATGCTATCCCTAAGTTCCTCCGTAACTGTGAGGTAGAGAAGCAGAGGCTACGGGATATTTTTAAACTACGTCAGTTGTTATCTTATGTTACAGGCATTGAACACCATGTAGATCACATGTGGCCTCTATCTAAGGGTGGTCCTCACTGGTCAGGTAACCTACAGATACTCACAGCTACAGAGAACTTGAGTAAATATGACAAGCTCTGTAAGACACTCAAGAAGAACATCAAGGCCAGCCTAGAGATTGCGAGGAAAGAGTATGTCAACGATGAAGATAACAGCAATAGACATTGAGACTGAGAGCCTATCACCTAAACGTATCTGGGTTGTAGTAGCCAAGGACATAGAGACACATGAGGTTGAGGTGTTCAGGCACCTCGACACTGATGAGGCTGAGGCATCTAGGTTCAAGGCATACTGCAAGGCATACGATAAGTTCGTATTCCATAACGGCATTGGCTTTGATGTGCCTGTCCTTAACCGTATCCTTGGGGACACCATCAAGCTAACGTCAGTGATCGACACCCTGATCGTCTCCCGTATGGTGGACTACAACATCAAGGGTGGTCACTCACTGGATGCTTGGGGTAAACGTATCAACCTGTTCAAGGGTGTGTTCAAAGACTTCGAGGGTGGCCTGACACAGGAGATGGAGGACTACTGCATCAATGACGTTGAGGTCACAGTTAAACTGTTCAACAAATTCAAGCCAGTCATCTTCGATAAGACATGGGCCAAGGCACTACGTATTGAGCATGACATCCAGATCATCTGTGAAGAGATGAAGACTAACGGCTTCAAGTTCGATCAGGATACAGCTGAGGAATACTTAGGTGAGATCCTCACTCGCATGGATGAGCTTGAACTACAGTTTCAGAGTGACTTCCCTCCTGCCCTGACCGAGGTTAACCGTATCAAGTATAGGCTCAAGGCTGATGGCAACCTCTATAAGAATGTCACTGATGCCTTGGCTAACTACACCAAGACAAAGAAGGAAGGTGATGATCTGATCTGCTACAACTACGTCCCCTTCAAGCCCTCATCCACCAAGCACAGGATTGAACGCCTATGGGAGGCAGGATGGCAACCTATCGACAAGACCAAGGGACACATGGAGTTCCTTCGGGATGGTGAGGGTGAGCCTGACAAGCTAGAGAAGTTCACCTACTACGGATGGCAGTGCAATGAGACTAACCTCAACACCCTACCCATTGATGCACCGTCAGGTGGCAGGGCATTGGCTGAGTGGCTCACCTTGGAGGGCCGTAGGTCTAGCCTGATGGAATGGCTTGGTTGTGTAGCAGAGGACGGACGTATCCACGGTAGGTTCACACACATTGGTGCATGGACAGGCCGTCTGTCTCACTCAGCACCTAACCAAGCTAACATCCCAGCACAGTTTCATGGCACCCCTAAGACTGCCGTCGAACAGGTCAAGGCTAAGTATGATGGCCCACTACGTGCACTGTGGCAGGTAGAGGAAGGCAACTACCTTGTAGGCACAGATGCTGAGGGTATCCAGCTACGCATCCTTGCTGACCTGATGGAGAGCCAAGAGTATATTGATGCTATCATTACAGGTAAGAAGGAAGATGAGACTGACATCCACAACCTGAACCGCAAGGCACTGGGCCTATCACATGTCACTAGGGATGATGCTAAGACATTCATCTATGCCTTCCTCCTTGGGGCTGGCACAGGTAAGGTCAGTCAGATCCTCAAGACCGACATGAGAGGGGCAAGTGCAGCTGTCAATAACTTCATGGAAAGTATCTCAGGTCTGGGTAGACTCAAGAAAGGTGTGGTCCCTGCCATTGCACAACGAGGATACTTCCGAGGGTATGACGGACGTAAGGTTAAGGTACCTAACGAACACAAGACACTGGCTGGTATGCTACAGAACGGTGAGTCAACCATCATGAAGTGGGCTACACGACAGTGGATCAAGGATGCTAGGGCCGAGAAGATCAACTTCAAGCTGGTCACATGGCCCCACGATGAGTGGCAGACAGAGGTCATAGGCTCTATGGATCAGGCTGTAAGGCTAGGTGAGATACAACGTAAGGCCATTGAGACTGTAGGCCTGGAGCTAGGCATCATGTGCCCCCTCTCAGGCTCCACAGAAATAGGAAGAAATTGGTTCGAGACCCATTGACATACTCTAATCATTTCACTATATAAACTAAATCAACCCCGCCATAAGGAGACATACACAATGGCTACGAAGTACACAGAAGTTAAGACTACAGGTCCAGTCGAATGGGCTAAGATCTTTGAAACAAATCGTGACATGACAGGTTACGAGGGCACATACGTAGAGTTCGAAGGTGCCTACACAGTACAACAAATCCTTTCTAAGGATGAGTATACTAAGCTTGAAGCCTCAGGTTCCCAGAAGAAACCTAACCAGAAACGTCTGATGGATGGTGAGCTGATTGTTAAGTTCGAACGTAAACACAAGATCACTACCCGTGACGGTAAGGTTATCCCTCAGGCTGGTGGTGCACCGAAGGTTACAGATGCTGATGGTGCAGCATGGGACGTACAGGTATCAGGTCTTATCGGTAATGGTTCTACAGCTGAGGTCACTAACCTTATTTCTACCTTCAAAGGTAATGATGGTAAGATGTACAGCCGTACTACAATTACTGAGATCAAGATCCTTGAGCATGTACCAGTAGAAGAAAAAGAAAACGAGATGGGCTGGTAAGTATACTAACAAAGGGAGGGGCATCAAGCAGCCCTTCCCACACCAAGGAGAGTAACATGATTGAAGCAACATACATCGACCACATGGGCAGTGACTTGTCAGTAGTTAACGCAGCACGTGTTAGCTTTGGTAAGAGCCACGCAGAGTTCGACCCTGTACGTGACACTAAGCTGATCAACTACCTTGCTAAGCACAAGCACATCAGCCCCTTCGGTCATGCCTTCGCATCCTTCCACGTCAAGGCTCCGATCTTCGTGGCACGACAACTTGTGAAGCATAAGTTCCTGCGTTGGAATGAGATCAG